TTATGTTAAAGACCTGATCGAAGAGTTAAAGTCCTTAAAACAAGTCCCTGAAGATCTTTTGGAAAAAATGAACCTTGAGATAGAAAGAGGCGAGACCAAGTGATGAAAATTCTCCAATTCATAGGATACATCCATCTACCTGATGATTTTGAAGGTGACGAAGTTGACGCTCTTCAGTGGTATGTTGATTACAGGAGAAAAAAGGATAGGGTCAGCACAGAATACCCTGAGCTTGATTATAGCCTCTCAGTATCCGAATTCCTTAAAGAAATATGGGATTTAATGCACAAGAACAAAAAAACCAGGGGAGGTGTCTTTGATATTCTGGATGATTCCACTGGAGAATGGAAGAACATAAGCGCATGGGAGTCTAAATAATGGACAGAATAAAACTCTCTGAATTTGCATCATCAAAAGTCTACTCCTTTCTCGGGGTATTCGCCAATCTTGATGCGATAACCGTCGCTGTATATAAAGACGGGTCCGCAACTCCGGAAGCAATGACAACCGGAACAGCTGTTCAAATTGGCACAACAGGAGTTTTCTACTATCCCCTTTCTGATCTGGTAACGCCTCCGACCGCATTCGCTGAATACTATTGGACGATGGTGGACGCCACCACAAAGAAGTATTCCGGTTTCTTCCGTGTCGGTGGATGGGTTGAATCAGCCTCTTCTGGTCCCGGTGCTAATTCTGTCACGATCACTGTTAACGATGCTGTTCCAGTCCCAATTCTAGGCGTAGAAGTTCAAGTATGGAATGCAGCCCAAACGGTAAAGCTTGACTCAAAAAACACCAATTCAAGCGGCATAGTTGTATTTGCCTTGGATGATGGAGCATATAAAGTTGTTCTCGCTAAACCTCAATACTCTTTTACAGTCCCAGAAGATTTAACCGTATCCGGAACGACAACCGACACTTACGCCGGGGCCGCGATTGTAATTACCCCGAGTAGTGGGGCGGGAGAAAATGAGGTCTCAATTTTCGTTTCCAGCCAACGTCCGACTGTCAGCCTTGCAAGCCTCACTGGAACTGCTGAAATCATCAGCTTGCCTGCTGAGTTGAGTGGAGTTTTCTATAGCGGACAGAAAGTAAACGGCACTTACGATCCCGCAAACAACAGAATTTATTGGGTATTACCCCGTTCGAGCACAGTTCAATTCAAGGTTTCAGAGCTTGGGATTGAGGGGAGCGATGCACAGAAAGCAATTACCGACGCCGCCTCTAGTGATTACAAAGACTTGTAATTAAACAGAAAACTATGAGCATATTATTTGAGCTACAACAATCCAGGAAAGGTCCTAATACTATTAGGAGAAAAAAATTAAAATACATTTTATCCGGCAAAAGATTTGGAGATATCGACGTTCTGTACCGAACTGACTACGAAAATAAAAAAATAATGTGGTTGTGCGTTTGTGATTGTGGGTCTATTACAAAGGTTGCATCAAATGATTTAATAAGTGGGCACACGAAGAGTTGTGGCTGCGGAAAAATTAAGTCTTTGATTAAAAGGGCAACAACACACGGGCACTCATCAAATGGCACAATAACAAAGTCATATAGAAGGTGGCTAAAAATAAAGAATAGGTGCCACAACGAGAATGACAAAGACTATAAATACTACGGTGGCCGAGGTATAAAAGTCTGTGAGAGGTGGGCAAAGTTTGAAAATTTCTACTCAGACATGGGAGACGTCCCGGACGGAATGACAATAGAAAGGGAAGACAACGACAAGGGATACTCTCCGGACAATTGCAAGTGGGCAACTCCAATGGAGCAGGCAAACAACAGAAGATCAAATACATTTTATACGTATGAAAATCAAACACTGACATTTGCACAATGGTGCAGGAGGAACGGCATAAAGCCGGAAACTGTTGACAGCAGAATGCGAAAGGGAATGAGCTTCGAAGATGCCATAACAAAACAAATAAAGAAGCCAGCCCTGCACACATACAATGGAATTACTGCGACAGCCATGGAGTGGTCTAATAAAACTGGGATACCAAAAAAAGTAATAAGCAACAGGATTGGTCGCGGGTGGTCAACAGAAGACGCACTAACAAAACCATTAAGAGCCATTAATGCCAACTGAAGCACAAAGAAAGCGAATCAAAAAACAACTATCAAACAGGAGAAAGACCCGCGCTTTCAAAGAACCCCCCGAGAATCGCATGATCGAAATGGAATTCGGAAAGGCAATCATCAAAGAGATAAACAAAATCGATGAAATAACAAAAAAAGTCTTACTCCCTGAACTCGATAGATTAACGAACCATAAAACAGAACGATTCGACACCAGTCTCATAAGTAAAAAAGAAGCCTGTGACCTTATCGGCATCCCGTTTATAAAAGAAATCAGGCTAGACGTACAATTTAAAGAACTGGCAGGAATCACACTGGTAGCCGCATTGATCGCAAGAATGAAGAGCATGTTTTTCGGCGAATCAGTAAAACCCAACACGGAACCAAGGCAAGAGATTTTTACCAGATCATTGAATAAAACCGTGAAACCATTTTTAAACAGAGTCAAAGAAAAAACAGAGACGCAATTTGTTAATGAATTCGAAAGACAGACCGGAACCAAGCCATTACCGGCACAGTTAAACGTGGATGAATTTATTCAAGATTCTTTGCAGGCAAACATCTCTTTAATCAAAACAGTCCCGGGTCAATACTTTTCTCAGATAGAGCAAATCACCAAAGACGCTGTACGGAAAGGCGAATTGACAGCCACGGCAAGAGCGAAGATTCAGGAATTGACAGGAAACGCAAAAAATAGAGCCAGATTAATTGCCCGTGACCAGATCGGAAAGTTGACGGCCAATATTGAAGAGGCCCGCCAAAGAAAGTCCGGTGTTACTGAGTATATTTGGAGAACAAGGCAGGATGGCAGGGTCAGATCATTGGCAAATTCAGACGGATATTCAGACCATAAACGGCTAGAAGGGGTGATAATTAAGTGGAATGATCCCCCGGTCACAGTTTTCAAGGGAAAAAGAGCAGGTGAAAGGCATCATGCCGGAACTGATATTCAAGATCGTTGTTGGCCACAGGCAATTTATGACGAAATAACAGGTGTGAGCCATCCCGATACTGTTGAGGCGAGGAAAAAAGCAGCATGAAAAACTTATTAACCACATACAAGGAAAGACCAGATAAAAAGAACCCGACAAGGAATCCTTGGTTTTTGGAATCAGTGCAGAATGGATTAAAGGCAACGAACATAAGGGAACAATCTCTGACTCCCAACAGAAGCGTGCCGCCACAATATTTCGAGAATGACAGATTATTTGGAACCGGGGCATTTGAAAGTCCTTTGAAAGTAACGGACTTTGTGAAAGAGTTGAACGAAATAACACCGAGGACAAAAGGACTAATTTTCGACGGTCACCATTATCTATATGTCAACGGTGGAATTTTAAGAATAAGACACAGTGACCAGAAAGAGGCTTTTTTCTCAGACGAAACGCTGGTAAATCAAAATGTGGCATGCTATTTATCTTACCTGGTAGAATCTACAGAAGAAAGCCAGATTAAAACAATGATAACCGAGATTGATAATGCAATCGAACCAGCAGATAAAGCTAGGGCAAGAATTTCGCATCAAGATACCGAATAGCAGAATATACAGGGTAGGATCTGAATTTGCCGGTACTCCTGTATATATAAGATGTACTTCCGGAACCGGGATAATGCCGCCTAAAATTGTCCTGATACCGGAAGACAACATTGCGGAAATCACCTTTCAGGATTGCTACCTGATGAACGCGAGTTATCATTTTATCATTGACGAGCAAGCAACCACAGCACCAAAAAAATATGATGAACCCCCCGTCAAAAAGTCGATTGCGGGGAACCAATATTTCAGGGCCGAGATTCAAAAGAGCCAGGAAACACTTAACCAGAAATTTACAGGCAAGGCGCTTTCATTCGATCAGTCATATTTTACCCGCACAATCGGCCAGATAGTAATTCAGCATAGACTGGAAGGAAGGATCGCGGAAAGGTACGGTTCAATAGTAACCGAATTTGATGTTTTTTCAGGTGCCGGGTTCGGTTCATTACAGGCGTTCAGTTGTGCGCTCGGTTACAGTGCAGATGAATTAAATCGGTGGTATCTGAGCGATTTTCTAAATGTCGTGAGAAAAGGATACGTTCAAGTCGGTGTTGAAATAGCGTCTTCCATTCTCCTGAACCGAGACAATGATAGAATCAAATCGAAGAAAGCGGAAAAAGTTATCCGGAATTACTTCAAGGCAAAGAGTGCTGGAGGAGGGAGAACAGACCGAGATCTGACAGTCAAGGAATGCCAGAAAGATGTTTATATTCCGGTATGGGATATTTCACGTAGGACCATGACAATCACAAGAAAGACATTTCCGGATATGCCGATTTACATAGCTGTCTGTGCTGCAATGCTGGATCCTGTTTTCTTCAATTCCAAGCCAATGTTTACAGGTTTTGGGATTATGAACGGGGACATTGTAAAGAATAACGATGTCTATCTCATGCAATATAACACTGGTCTGAGTGTGACAAGTATCGGCGCACCCGTGAGAATTTTTGATAAGGGGTCAGGGGTACTGGATGAACGCAGCAAACTGATCAAAAAAGACGAACAAAAGCATGATGTCAACCTGGATAATTCCAGAGCGTGCGGATCCACAAGATACGAGTGCAACCCGATTGATGAACTTTTTCAATTTGCATCAAATGACAAGGCAATCCAAACAGCGCAAAAGTCAGGGGCGATAGATGTCTAATTTATTTAATTTGGATGAATTCAGCGATACAAATCAGACAGAGGAGACCAGACTCGACACCGATACAGGACGTTCTGATTTCTTGATAAGGCATCCACTCTTGAACACGATATGTGAACTCGGCAAGAAAGCGGCTGGTTATCAGGTGGCAAGGTTTATGTTCTTGGGTGTTTTTACAGTAGCAATGATGGCACTCACAATGAATTATACAAAGAGTGTAGACATTGCCGGTGGATTGGCGGATGCGGGGGCAAAAGATGATTATGTGGGATTCTTTAAGATATTCGCAAAAGAATCAGGACATAAATCCACAAAACTAAACATGCACCCTTTTTTCCATACCAAGGGAGTCCGAAGTTTAGAATCGAAGTTCAATGTTGAATTTGACAAGAAAATAAAGTTCTCGAAAATATTCGCATACGCTATATATGATGAGCAAGATTTTATGGTGATGAGATCAGCGGCGAGGGGAAAAGATAACGCAAGACTTAACTTGGATCACTCGACTTTTTTCAGCATGTCAGCCGATGATTATTGTGAGGATTATTTCGACGGGTTTCTGCCAGACGAAGAAATGGAAGCGGTTTTTGTTAAATCATGGAGAGTCAAAAGAATCAAGAATAAAGAAGATCAAAAACGGTTTAGGTGTGTAATCGGTCCAGATGTAATTGAGGACTTTGTGGAGGACGACAAAGAATGACAACCGTTAGGAAATCAAAATCAAATAAATATGATACGAACAAGTCAATGAGAAGATCAAACAAGTTCGACTTGGCAACCATTGCGAAATATGTAGAGGCCGGACATGACGAAATAGAAAAAGATGAAGAGTTAAGCAACACGTTAAACAGAGCACTGAGGAAAAGGTAAAATGAAAGACAAAGCAGATGACGCCCTCCAGGGTGTAAATGATTTTCTGAGAACCGCAACAGATAATATAACGCCTAATATTATTCTGATGGTTGCCTTGTTTAACGGGTTTTTGATCGGGCTGGTAACAACTGGTTATCTCGGTGACAGTTCCGTTCCCGTGAAATCTGGAACTTTTGGGCTTATCATATGGCAGTTTGTAATCGTTTGCTTTCTCACAGCTAGATATGTGGACTACACAACTAATTATTTAGCCAAGTTTTTTATATGTGGGGCTACTGGATATTATTGGCAATGGCAAGCGTTCGCAATGTTATGGCCAACTGAGTCATTTGTTCCGCCATTTGGGGATAATGGATTCGGGTACATATTGATTACGTCTGCTGTGATATTGTCCCAATGCTTCAAGGGAAACCAGAAGAATACAGGCGCGAAACTTTACGGAATGCCGAGGAAGGAAAATGCTTCTTAGTTACGCTCAAACCGGGCTAGTTTGGTATTATTTCAACATCCTTGCAATGGCAGGCATCATATATATGCTGTTGAAAATTGCACTGGCAAGGGCTGAGAGAGCTACATTAAATCAGTCAGAGTCAAAGACCAGGGATGACAATTTCATCATCAGAATAGCGGTTTTTGCTGCCTTGTTCGGGCTGGTTTTCTTTTTCATGCGTCAGTATATCTCTGAATTCAAGGACTTTTGGGAGTGGCTAATCAATGGAATACGGGAGTTAATCAATGAGTAAAATGATGGGCCAAATCAGGTATGACTTTTTCAAGGTCAACGTTCCAGCGTTCAAAGTAGATGACCCAAAAAAAGACAGCAACGGTTTTTTGAGGGTTGATTCGACTCCGACAAGAGCCGGTGTTTTCATGTACCGGGACTCTATTGGTAATGAGTGGGGAGAATTAAGGCACCCGGATGATGTGTTTTCTGTCGAGACAATGGATTCATTGAAGGGGCTGCCATACACAACTCAATCAAATCATGTTGAACTGTTTACTCCTGAAAACGCTGCTAATAAAACTTTTGGAATGTCAATGGAGGATGTTTCTAGAGTTGAAAATCATGCAAGAGTACCGTTAAAAATTGTTGATGGAAAAGAAATAAAAGCGATAGAAGGGGAAAAAGATTTAGAACTTTCAGCCGGATATCGATGTGATGTAATAAACGAATCGGGTATCTTTGAAGGGGTTGAGTTTCAAAAACGTCAAAAAAACATAAGATACAACCACATAGCAAGAGTGAAGAACGCTAGGGGCGGGGAAACATGCCGTATCCGTCTTGATAGTAATAGCGCAATAAACGGCATTGAAGCTGAGAGAATCGACTCCGAGGAAATCAGCGAAAACCATAAAGAGGAATCAATCATGGAAATTATTCAACGGGAGCTACCGGAGGTAGTGGTTGGCGATTTTCGGCTTGATGCTGAAGAGGTTGAGCTTCCTAAGGAATATAAGGGAGTCATCACTCAGCTGAAAAAGCGCGAGAAACGTTTCACAACTGCACTGAAAGAAGCTGTTGAGAAATTTGATTCTTTGACAAATGAAGCAGTAGCATCCAAGGCAAAGTTCGATATTCTTGAAGCTAAGAATACAGAGCTTGAGGGAGCGAATGTAGATTCAATCCCGAAAGAAAAGCTGGATGAATTTGTCAAGGAAAGGTCAGGTTATCTGAATACAGCAAGCGAGTACAAGCTTGATGGTGCGGATAAAATGACCAACGAAGAAATCATTGTAGGGGTGGTCAAGAAAGCAGGCAAATTGCCAGAGTCAAAGCATGCTGATCTTGAAAATCCTGTTTACGCCAAGGCCGCGTTTGACATGCTGGATCATAAGCATGAAAAAAAGAAGATTGCCGCCAAGGAGAATCTTGATAACCACAGTTTCGAACCAGGCAAAGAAGGGGAAACGTCTGCATTCGATAAAGCCAGAGCATGGAGGAACGGATAATGACACAAACAACAGTAAGTGAATTCCGTGATCGTTTGGTGGCCGGCCAAGTGGTTGATCTCGAAACCGCCGAAACTCTGGTCAGAATTCTTGACGACGACACCAATATGAAGCCGGGCGAGGTAGCAGTCCAAAGCACGGCGGAAATTGATGTCAAAGGCGCGGAGGCTGCTTTTACCCAGAAAACATTCCAAGGGATCGCCATTTGGTCGGAGTTTCAGAACGAGAAAGCTCTCAGCACCGGGGTCAACTCGTACGAAGACGACCAGCCGATTACGCTCCTGAGAAAGGGAACTATCGCTGTATTGCTTGGCGATACGGTGGTCAAGAATGATATCGGATATTTTACTCATACCACCGGCGACTCGGCGGCCAAAACCTGGAGAATTGACCTGGATACCAACAAAGCCAGCCAAGTCCCGGGATATTATCTTGAGGGTGGTGACTCAGGTGACATTGTCCTTTTCTACCTCGATATCGCGGCAGGAATTGGCTCAACTCTAACATAAGGGGGATAAATGGAATATTTAGATACTTTGATGGCTGAGATAAAGGCCAACCCCTTTATTATGAAAGCTATCAATCCTGACGGGAAAGACACCCCGTACAGACTCGATCAGCTTAAGGAGCAGTTTCGGGTGATTGAGTATGAGAAAGCGGCGATTGAAAACAACGCTTTCAAAAACCAGTACAGCAGGGAATTGACAGATGATGAGATTGTCAAAAACATGGAGAAATCCGGTCGTTTCGATGCAAATGAAGGGCTCGTTTTTGCCCGTCAGTTGGAAGAGATCGATCCCACCCGTTACGCGGTGATCCATAAGCCCCTGGACAATTGGAAAGAAGTTCTTCCAATCAAGACGTTCACACCCGGAACTGATCGGATTACATACAGAACCATCGATCATACCGGACTTGCTGAACTGACCGCAGTCGGAAACATCACGAACGTTCCACGGGCAAACGCCAAAGGCGTTGAGTTCTCGAATAAAGTTTATTCTTGGGCTTTGGGTTATGGCTACACAGCTCAAGAGTTGCGCAAGGCTGCAATGGCTGGCGTACCTCTGAGCACTGAAGATTTGATCGCTGTTGAACTCGGTTATGCAAGACGGCTTCAAACTCAGATGTTCCTTGGAAACTCAGCACTTGGACTTGAGGGATTTATCAACGCTACTGGCGTGACGAATACTCAAGCACCGCTGGGCGCGTCCGGTACTGACAGGACATGGCCAGGCGGAGAAAAGACCAACGATGAGATCATGCACGATGTCGTTGATTCTGTTTCCAGGGTTCGAACCAGGACTTACGGTGTTTATGGCAAGGCTGGAATGACCGTTGCTCTGAGTCAAGCAAGATTCGACTTTCTTGCAAACGAGCGTATGTCGTCCGGTACTGACACGTCGATCATGCAGTACATCCTGAACAATTCAGCAGTCAACGGAATCAGCAATTTCGTGGTTATTTTCGAGCTGTCTGATCAGGGAACCGGCTCAAGTCAGTTGATGATTGTGTATCCAAAAGACAACCGAGTCCTAGAGGCAAACGTTGTCGAAAGTATCATTTGGATGCCGATGTCAATCAAAGGGCTTCTTTTCAACTTTGATTCAGAGATGGAATTCGGTGGCGTGACAATGCGCTACGCGGTTGCTCTTGATCAAACTTACGGCATATAGGAGGATAAAATGCATTTGATTTATTCAAAGCTAACATCCGCCAATGTCATGAGTGGTAGGATTAAAGTCGGCAAAGATAAACCCGACAAGGTATTTTCGGTTGAATTTTTGCCCGATAAAAAAACTGAGGTTCACGATGATCAATTCGACGCTCTCATGGCTGAAAATGGGAGTGCATTGAAACATCTGTTGAATCGCGGTGATTTTGTCGAAGATGCCGAGTCCGCGTCGTCTGAAATCTCAAGTCTCAAGGGTGAAATCACGAAACTTGAGAAAAAACTCAAATATGCCGAGGACAAGGCGAAGTTCGATGAAAAACAGGAGTCTGAAGTCGGCAAGGCTGAAAAGGCTTTAATGGAAGCAGAAGACGCTCTTGAAAAGGCTGCTAATGCGGATGAGAAAAAGGCCGCATTGCTTGTGGTCAAAGAAGCCAAAAAAGCATTGGCAGAAGCCAAAAAAGAAGCAAAAAAGGCGGATAAATAATGGCACTTCCAGATATTACATGGACTGATGTGCAGAACACGGCGCAGGATATTGCCGAAGAACTTGAGTTGTTCACACCGGCTCAACGTGACTTGGTGATAAATATGACAAACCGTCGGATTGCAGAGTCTCGATATCTGGATGACACATTCGATGCGAGGCGCTATTATGCTTCGCATTGGGCTAATATGGCCATAACTCCACCCGCAGGCGAAGGAACAAGATCCAGTGAATCTATTGGGTCAGTATCAACGGGGGTGACGTTGGCAGTTAACAACCCACCCCCTGACATGACTATCCAGGAAACTCAATATGGGCGTTCTTTTTGGCACATAATGAAACATAGGTACGTGGGGTTTTACAACTGATGGGTGTTGAGATAATAGACATTGATAATGGGTTTGATGACTTTTTTGACAAAATAGAAACTCTGACAAAGATGGATGCCGAAGTTGGTTATCAACAAGGGGAGTCCGAAGAGGATGGAATTGATCTTGCTAAACTCGCAATCATACATGAGTTAGGCGAAGGACAGACGGCAAGGCCATTCATGCGGGATTCGTTTGATAATAACGAGCAGGAAATAGGCGACATGGGTGTTAAGCTCGCTGATAAATATCTGGATGATAAAATAGACGCGGAGTTAGCACTAGAAGTATGGGGAGACTTTTACAGAAACACAATGATGAATGGAGTTGTCACAAGAGAATTAGGATTGGCGGATAACGAGCAATCGACAATCGACAGAAAAGGAAGTGACACGCCATTGATTGACTCATCAAGAATGATAAACGGGGCGACCGTTAAAGTATCATGAGCAAATCGATAAGAAAGACTATTTTAAGCAGGTCTAGGGAATATCCGATACAAAGATTCGAACGGGCAGAAGGATTTTTTGATGATGATGACGGGATATGGGTTGATGCTCCGGAATCAAAAACAACAGTCAAAGTTCATTTACAACCGATAGTTGACAAGCTCAATGACGGCGTACCATCACAAAGACAGGAAATTTCATGGCATGGATGGGCAGTTGATATTCCCGGGAACAAAGTATCAAACAAAGACATTATCACAGTAGATGACGGATTATTTACTGTCAGTAATATGGTACACTGGCCAGGAGATTACAGAGAATTTGATTTAACGAGAAGTGGCGAAGCGGATAATATAGATGATACCTGATTCAGTCTTGCAGGGCTTTTTTAAAATACTCCTACCTGTTGGTTTTAAAGTGATAAAACACAACCAACCAGGAGCGGCCCCTAAAAATCCTTATTGTTCTTGGCAAGAAATCAGCAACCCGGCAAACGGGCGTGAGCAAATAGGGTATTTAGACGTCGCCGGCGTTTACACTGAAACAATAGATATCAATAAAACCGAAGCCGTTCAGGTAAATTTCTACACAAAGACAGCGGCACAGAATAAAAACAAAAAGGTTTCCGGATTTAAATCAGCTAATCAAATCGCTGAAGAAATGACTATCCGGTTAAACACATTTTCAAGCCAGGCTTATCAGAAAAGCAACAATATAGGCGTAATGAACTGGACGGATTTAACCCCATTAGTACAATTCATGGGAGATAAAAACGAGCAACGCGCCACGGTCGAGATTTTCTTGAATAACAATTTGAATTACACAGAGGAGACGTTCGAAGTTGATGTCTCTACAATCGATGCAACCCTTACTATCGAGGATATCTAATGGCTTCCATTCTTTTTGATGCTGTCGTTGTAAATGTCAGCTTGGCTGATAAAGTGGCAGCCGCACCGTCTCTTGATATTGCGATGGTTTTCGACCCCTTACTAACCGACGTAATCACCAACCTGACAAAGAGTTACACTTCTGAAACTGACCTGTTAACTGATTTTGCGAACACAACCAAGATTGCTAAATGTGCAAACGCTCATTACAAGCAACCCGGCCACAATTCAACTTTCAAGGTGGCGCGGACTGATTCAGGTGATGCAAATATCACAGCATCGCTTGACAATATATGGGCGCAAGACAGAGGATTCTTTCAGCTCCTGACAACGACCAAAGACGAAACCGAACTCGAAGAGATATCAGATTGGGCTCTTGGGAAAAACATCATGTTCGGGGCTTCAATCGAAATCGATGCAGAAATGATCGACTCGGACGATGAAACGGATCTTGGCAGTATCTTGAATGCATCAGGTAATACAAACACGTACCTTCACGCGCACCATGAAGCAGGGGTTGACGTGGAAGACGTTGATATAACCGTCGCTTCTCTTGTGGCCACGGTAACCGACGCGGCTCACGGTTTAAGGGTCGGTGATCCTGTAACTCTCTCCGGCGCAGACGGCTCGGACCTGAACGGAAATCATGTGGTTGCATCAGTTCCCACAGATGGAACCTGGACATTTGCCACAACTGAAAGCGACGGGGCAGACGCTAACAACGGGGCAATCGACTACTTTGCAAGGTATCTTTTCCCTGAGGCCGCTTTCGAGGGTTTCCAGCTTGGAAAACTGATCGGGACAAGCTCATGGGCCTATAAAGCATTAGCAGGTCAGGTAGCAGTTCCAAAGACTCTTTACAGTGAGTCAGACATTCAAGTTCTGAGAGATAAGTTTTATATCACATATACCGAGCCGCAAAACAATATCTCGGTAACGTCTGACGGATTCACAATTACCGGAAGGCAGATAGTTGATGAGAATGTGAGAGTGTTCATTGAATTGAACATGGCGACGGATATTTTCAATATTCAGATATCCAATGAGAAAATCCCATACACTAATTCAGGCTTTGAGCTTATCAGAAAAGCAATCGCAAGTTCTCTGAATGTCCAACTCGGGAGAACCGGCTTGAATCCTCTCAGCGACACTCAAGATTTCATCATTGAGATGCCTGACGCTCTTTCCGCCTCTGTATCAAACAGGCAAGCAGGTATCGTTGATGCAATTCCTGTAACGGCCCGAATCGGTTCGGCTGTCCTGAAGTTAACCGTTAATGTAACTCTGATCGTATAAGGAGAATAAATGACACAAAGCACAATCAACCCTGCAGAGAATCCTTTTGTTTTCGGTGATCACTTGGTAGGTGGATACACGAAGGGGACCCAGATAGGCATTGTTTACAATCAGGACGCCTTTACCTACTACAAAGGAAACGATGGAGAGGGCGCTAGGGTAATGTCAAACGACAGGTCTGTGATTATTACGGTCACACTGGCGATGTACTCAAAGTCAAATAAGTTCTTGTCAGACATCCATGCGGAAGACCTCAATACTGGAAACAATACAAAAGATGTTTCTTTTCGCGATCTCCGTGGTGACACTGAGGGCAGTGGATCCGGGGCCAGTATCATGAAATACGCAGATATCACGGTGGCCGATACAGTCACAGACAGGGCGTGGCGGATATGGGTCGACGATTATAAAGGTATCGTGGGCGGGGGCTTGGCTGTCTAATGGCTAACATTCTACCAAAAAGCATTGACGGTGTTAATTATGAAATCGTTGAGATGCCGGCCACCCAGAGGTCAATAATAGCGCTTCAATTAAAACATATAGCGACCGGGGTCGGGGAAGGCATAAAAGATATTGACTCAGAAATGAACTATGGAAAAATGGTAACAGGACTTTTAGACAGACTCGAACCAGAAAAAGGAGCTCATCTTTTGCGTGACATT